TGTTTACCTGTCACCAGGGACGCGAGATAACAGCTCACATATTCAGCGGTCACATGCAGACTCAAACAGCAATCAAACGCGGAGTCGCTGCGTTTGAACAGCATATGAAGGATGGCACCTGGCCAGATCCAATAACACCTGACGAGGCCGTGCAGCGTTTCGCCCAGGTGCATGATGATGAACCGGCCATCGAGCTTGACTCTGATCTGGCTGAGTCGGTGAAACAATACCAGGCTGCAGCTGCAGCAATCAAATCAGCCGAGGATATCAAGGCCCAGGAGTCTACCAGGCTGATGACTGCCCTGGGCAACTACAGCACCGGCACCCTGGTCGATGCCAAGACTGGCACACAATACCAGGTTAAATGCCCGATGCGTAAATACAAGGCCAAGCCAGCTGAGACATGCCCCAGCTGCAGCCATGAATTAAAAGCCGCAACACCGGAGCGGGAGATCCGGCAAAAGACTGTAACAATTAAGGAGATAAATAATGGCGAATAATCTGCCAACACTGGCGCCGGCCAACATGACCGAGGCCATCGAGTTTTCAAAGATGTTAGCGCAATCGGAAATGGTGCCAAAAAATTATCAGCGAAAACCCCAAGACGTTTTGGTCTGCATCCAATGGGGTTATGAGGTCGGGCTGCAGCCGCTCCAGGCGCTGCAGAATATTGCGGTAATCAATGGCAAGCCCAGCATTTATGGTGACGCTGCGCTTGCCCTGGTGAAAAACCACCCCGCATGTGCCGGCGTCTCGGAATGGATCGAGGGTAAAGGCGATGAGCAAACAGCTTATTGCAAAGTAAAGCGCCGGTATGGTGATGAGATCGAAGAAACAACCAGGTCATTCTCGGTTGCTGATGCAAAACGTGCCAGGCTCTGGAACAAACAAGGCCCCTGGTCGCAGTATCCTGACCGGATGCTGGCCATGAGAGCCAGAGGCTTTGCGGTCCGTGATGCTTTCCCCGATGCACTCAAGGGCATCATCACCCAGGAAGAAGCCCAGGACATGCCGAAAGAGATGACTAACGTGACTCCGCCGGCAAATCCGCTCAACGCCATAGAAGCGTCACCAGAGCCGCAAGCTGAAATTGTGGTGGAAGATACCGGCGAGGTTATCGAGGCGCCTACTGAGGCCCCAGAGGCCGAGCAACCGGCTATCGAATACCAGGTAGTATCTGCCAGAGGCCAGCCGGTAGGCGAGGTATTGTCCAGCCTGGACGATTTTGCCAATGAGTTTCTCAAGATGATGGTGACGTATGCCAACGCTGAAAAGACTGCATCCGGCAAAGAGCTATCGCCCAGGGATCGCATGACCATGCTGCGGCAGCTGCGTGAAAACAACCAGGACACCCTGGACCAGCTGACTGAAGCGGATATGCAGATCGTTACCGATGCTTACAAAAAACACCTGGCTAAATTAGGAGCGTCAAATAATGGATAAGATTGGACTCACTGAAAAGCAGCTGGCGATATTTGATTTTATCAAAGCTCACCAGGTAACAACCGGAGTCACGCCGACTCAGAATGAAATGGCGCAGCATTTTGAAACCGCGCAATCAAACATTGCAAAACACCTGGCCGCCATCGAGCGGCGAGGCTGGATCGTGCGGCCACGGGGACTCAAGAACGGGATCACCATTCTCCCGTAGCAATACGCCTGGCCACAACCTCGGCACGGTTCGGGGTTTGCCTGGCCCACATACTGTCCATAAGCTCCATCAGAATTGTTTCTGGTGGGGCTTTGTCTTTTATGAGCCTAAGACTGTTCTGGAATTTTGACACGCCACCGGCGCCGATCTGAAACGCCAGCTCGACCAGGCCCAGGGCAGCTGCCTCGGGCAGCTCACGCCACCAGTCCCCGATTGCATGGTCCAGCTCATCCATAGTCTGCTTGATGTCATCCTCGAGGATCATCATGGCAGCATGTTCGGTGATGCCCCTGGCTTCCAGGTTATGACCAACGCCGATAGTTTTGTAACCAGCTGGGCAGTCATACATCATCACCCGCATGCCTTCATGCAGCACCAGGCTTTTTTTCAGCTGCTCAAGATCCATTTGGTTTTTTCTTCATCTTAGCCAGGGCAGCTTTACGCAGCTTTGGGTTTTTCTTGTCACCTTCTGACGGACGCCCCACCTTCGACCCATATGTTCCTTTACCGTATGGCATTAATCGACACCCCTTCCTGCGTAAAATTTGCTGGCTGGTCCCCGAGCGGATCGCAAATGCTTCATTACAATTTCTCGATCTCTTTTTTCTGCTGCGGCGATTGATGCTGCCGGTTTTTCGGCTGCTTTATTAAGTTCTCTCCGCATACGCTCCATGGCAACCTTTTGGAGTGTCGGAGATCGGGATGATTTTCGTGTAAATTCTGACATCGTTTACGCTTTCCTCATTTTCTTTTTGGCGCTTTCTCTTAGAGCCTTTGCAGTTGGTGCGCCAGGTTCACCAGGTTTCCGCATAGTCTCACCGCTGCCGGCCTTGATCCGTTTGCGCTTTGCATGGATGTTGGCCCAGAGTCCAGGACGTTTCATCGCTTCATTCCTTTTAATGATCGCAATCCAAAGCTCGCTGCAATACTAGCATACATGGCATATTGGAACCAGTCCGGTGTTGTTTCCAGAACTTGGAAGCCCCGATCCACATAAGGCTGCAGCGGCGGGATGAAACACATGGCAATGATTACGATAAATAAAACTGTCCAGGCTTCATCTTTCCAGCTGTCCTGGCTGGCCTGGGCCATGATCTTTTCCCAGCCGGCTTCGTGAGTCGCGGCCACTTTCATTACCTCGGCCTCGGCTTCTGCTTTCGCCTGGGCAACCTTGCCTTTAGCTTTGGTCTGCTCGACCTTCGATTCCATCCAGCTGCCGGCCAGTGATGCAATCGGTCCTATTAATGCCTGGATCATCTCGACAACACTCCCTTCGGTAATGGCTTGCAGCTCCAGCCTACAGGCTTATAACCTGGCATATGTGTATGGACTTTCTGGGCCATGACAAGCGCATAACGCTGACACATATGCTCACTTTCTTGCCAGGCTTGGGCCTCGAGGAACGTGCATTGCTCCCGCTGCACCGCGCTGGTGCCGATCAGACAAGCAATGACGATAGCCTGGTACATCACTTAGTCTCATGCCCCATCCATACAGCAAAGGCGCCGGTCATGGCGCCAATTACTGTTGATACAAATGCAGTTTGCTGAGTCGTTGCAGCTGCACCCAGGTCCATGAACCATTGGACAACCTGGTAGCTCATTACTGTCATGGCCAACATCATCAAACGTGGCAGTATTTTCCAAGCCAGTATCTTTTCCATTGTGTATGTCATGCTATCCCCATTGCCATGGCTACAGATACCATTAAGAAAACAAATAAAGCTATCGCTGCTCCGATAACAGCGGTGACGAGTAACGCTGTTTTAAGCGTTTCTTCAACTTCCTTGGCCCTTCTTGCAGCCTCTCTACGCGCCGCCCTCTGAGCCTCTTTCTGCTCTTTAAGTTTCTGATTATGTAGGTCAACGATTTCTTTCCATGTGTCGGGGCCAAACCGTAGATTAATCATCGTTTTAATTTCTTGCATTTGTTCTTGTAGTTTCTTGGCTTCAAGAACTGCATCAATGCTAGACTTAAATTTAATATCACCAACGCCAGCTTGCTTATTACGCTCATCATTGAGCTTCTTCTGGCAATCAAATAGCGTACCAATTTGTTGGGAAATATCAGCAACAGATTGAACATCGTTAATCCTTGCCTTGATAAAAGCTATGGCTTGAGACGCAGCAGCCACCGCCCCCAACGCTGTTGTGATAGGCTCCATATCAGCCTCGCAAGATTACACCCAGCAAAAGAACAATCATCGTGCCAGCAGAGCCAATCATAATATGCTCAATACGTTTGATCCGCAGTATGGTTTCCTTCCAGCGTTCAGCGCATACAGCTTCATGTGTATCTATTTGATGCTGCACTCCTTGGACAGTAGGCCTAGCCATCAGTCAGCATCCTCTAGGGCAATGTCAGTGTGAGCATCGTTGTCCATCAGCCCATCCCAAATATTTTGATTGATGCATTGGTAAATGTTCCAGTTGATAAATATAAACTAAAACCTTTATTTTCT